CGGCAACAATTGCCACCCAGAATAGCTTATTAATTACGCGTACTGTATATTGATTATCATCTACTTTTTTTTCAATGCCATCTAATTTTTCTGAAAACTTATTCATGCGCTCCCACGAATTTGTACGATATTCGTTATATGCATCCATTTTTTCTTCGAAGCGAGCGATAGAAATGAGCACTTCACCCATCTTATCTAGCTTTACTTCGATTCTGTCTAAACGAACTTGTGTCGTATCTGTTGACATTTTTTGCTGTACCTTAATTTGTGGTTTTAAAGATGACATATTAATTAAACCTATTTATCCTAGCATTTCCATCTTCTCAATGACATGGCTTTACGCGTGGGCCGACCCTTCTCATCTTTCATAGGACCCTTCATTCCACTCATACGAGCACAAAACGACTTTCTTCTACCAGCTGCCTTACTACCGGGTTTTACTTTACCTGTAACAGCGGTTTGTAATTTACTACCAGGGTTTTTTCTACGATGGGCTGCTACACCTTTTGCAGTCATACCTGCCCCAGACTTTGTAGATCTAAAATGACCCTTTGAATCAGCACCTCTGGCTTCATTTTGGCCAGGAGTTAATTTCTTCATAATACGAATTGATTCATCAGAACCATAGTCGTATTTCATTTCTTCCACAAAAGCTTTAAACTTAATCATAGTTATTAACTCTTTTGACCTTTACGAATTTTATCAGTAACTCTACTCTTTGCTAGCTTAATACCCTTTTCGCGTTTACGCATAGTATTTAAGTCTTTAGAATGATCGCCTTTTCTAAGAATAGTAGCAACTGCAGAATTAGTAGCTCGATCTTTACTTTTATTTGCCGCATCATGATATTTGTTTATTTTATCATATGAAGATTCGTCTACTTGGTCTTCTTCATCTCGTCCTTGAGCTTTGAGTCTAAAGTTCCTTTTTACTTCAGCATCTGTAACACGCTCAACATCTTTAATCATTTTAGGCTGTTTAACAATAGCACGCAATTTAGCTTTTACATCTCCAGTACCCATACCAGACATAAACATCATTGGTAAGCCTTCGATGTTTACTTTAAATGTAGCTTCTTCATTTACATTTTCTGACTTAACTACTTTTCTATCAACCGGAATCATGCGAGTGCCGATTTTACCGTCAGGTTTTGTATAAGTCTCAGGCTTTTTATCAGCCGACTTTACATCTTCTTTACGTGATCTTTTTCCGCATACTTCCTTAAAGGTTTTCATAACTTACACACTATATCCTAATTTTTTAGCTACGTTGTATCTATGTCGATCTTGTTCACCGCCTGATTTATTATGTCCACCAGACTGTCTATGATGATAATCAATATGAGAAGCAGCAGACTTGTGCTTATCATCTTTCGACTTTCCACCATTTAACTTTTCTGCATCAGAATGACCAAGCATAGACTCAGACAATTGGCTTCTTAAATGGTCAAATGTTTTCAATGTGCTCTCTTTTTGTGATCTAATACCAACAAATTGACTTGAATGTCTACCAATGTCAGCTGGTTTTACTGGTTTCCTTTTAGCAATATTGGCTTTAGCGGCATCACGTCTGGCAGCTGCAGCTGGGTCTTGTGCATCTTTCTTTGCTTGTTGATCTGCATTTTGTTTTGCAATTCTTGCATAATGTGCAGGATCTTCATTAACTTTACCTTCCATAGACTTGACTTTCTTTTTAGTTTTAAACTTGTCTGTGTCAGGTTTATCCATTACACCAGCAACGTCTTTACCCGGATCATCTTTGCCATGATAACCTTGTGCTTTTGCTGGAGGAAGCTTTTTGATCTTACCACCTTTTGCAAGGAATGCTTTGACCGCATCAGAATCTTCGCGCCTCATCGGCATACTTGATTTCTTACCTCTATAAGTCATGCTTTGTACTTTTTCTCCGGTTTTCTTTTCAATAGAATCAGCCGCAGACTTTTGGTCTTTTGAATCATGATGATGATTGCCTTGCTTTGTCTTTGTGCTAAATCTAAAGACATGCTTTTCTTCTGTAGCAGGCACTTTAGCTTTACCAGTCATTTTATCGACTGCCGTGCCTGTGCCTGTGTGCCTATTAACAAATTTTCTGATTCCTTTTTCTGTATTTTTCTTTTGATCGTCAGCACCAATTCCTGTTGTGCCCGCTGATTTTCTTCCAGCATCAGCAGAAGATGCTGGAACTTTTTTAAGGTATCTACCGACCATGTCCTTTGAAATTTCGTTAACATCTTCTTTTTTAGACTTTTTCTTTTTATTATCAGGATGGCCTTTACCGCCATCAGCCTTAGAAGCCCATACAGCTTTACGCTGTGCTGCCGATACGAATCCTTCCCATAACTCTTTATTAGACATTACTTACCTCTTAAATCCTTATCAGCACCATGATATGTGCCTTTACCTTTTGTTATATATGAATTAACTCTAGCCATGCCCCATTGTTGCGGAGTTGTACCAGGTCTGTGACCAGTTTTCCATGCAGCCATGCCACGATTATAAACTTTACGAAGAATTCCTAAAGAGACTCCAGATTTTTTAGCTTTAGCTGCTAATCCTTTACCTGCGTCTTCAGAAATGTATTGACTAAATTTCATCATGGCTGTGTGTTCCTGTTTTTTCTACGAGCAGCTGCTAATCTTGCAGTATCCATCATACGATCCTGGCGCTTCGCATCTGCAGCATCTCTTCTTTTTTCAATTTTCTTTTGATTAGAAATTCGTTGTTTAGCCATACCTATGTCTTCGCCATACATTTGTCTAAACTTTAAAGTATGCTTACTTAATTTAGTTTTTGCTTTAGCATCACCTGGGGCTGGTTTATATGCTGATTTATTATCGTCTGATTTTTTAGCATTTCTATTAAAGTGTGCTTTTCTTTTATCGGCAGTTGACTTAGAAAGACCTTTATAATAATCTTCAATTACTTCAATTGCGTCTAACCATTTTCTGGTTTGTACACCATTTGATTCAACAATAACATAATTAGTTCCTAATACTTTTACTTCTGCAATTTCATCAGTCTCTTTAATAATAACTTTATCACCAACGTTACACAATGAGCCAGACACATAAGCTTCTCTAGTTTCAGAAACTGTATTCAATTGCACGTGATTTCTAAATTCTTTTTGCTCTTTTAGACCTAATCCTTTGCGAACAGAATTAAAAACAGATTTAGCATCTACGTTAGAAAGCCTTTTTGGCATGTTTTGTGCAAATTTAATAAAATCGCCTGATTCAGCATATCCTCTTAATTTAGTACCAGATACGCCTTCAACGCCTTTTGATTCTGGATCTCTTTTACCAGCATTTAGTACTGTAATACGTTCAAAATTATAAAAACCATGTTTTCCTTTTTGACCGTTATATTTTTTTAATGTAATTTCATATTCACGTACACGGTCATCACCAGCAACGATTACAATTCTTTTAAATCCTTCGTTATAAAAAGATGACATTGCATCAAAAAGAGTTTTAATATTTTTTTCCATCATAATTTGACGAGCATATTGAGGAAATCCTTTGCGCGCAAACTTTACTTTTTGCACATATGGAATAGGATTCTTTTTATTATCTTCACTTTGAGTTAAATATATTCTAAATGGATTATTACCAGCCTTAGTTTTTACAAAGTCTAATAGTTTCTCATGCCCAGCAGTTGGAGGATTCATCCGACCCCATACAAAGTATAGTGTCTTCTCCTCTTCAACCAAATAATTCTTAAATGAATTAATCAACCTTTTTTCCTTTGCACTTCTGCTTTGCGAATCTTAGGAAACATGCGTTTTGCCAGTCTTTGAATTCTAGCTTTTATTGCAGGTTTATCTAAACGCTTTTCAATCTCTTGTTTACGAGCAAAAGATAATTCAGATTTAGGAATGTCTTTTGTAATCTTTTTTACAATAGCATTACGAGCTGCTCTCATAGAGCGTTTATTTAATTTTTCTTTTGAAGCCATTTTACGCTTAGCCCGCATTCTACCAATTTTAATACGTGACTTCATTTTTTTCATCATGCGCGAACGCTTCATTCGCTGCTGTAGAGTCAATGCTTCGTTTGCGATGTCTTCTTCAACATCAGCACGCTTACGCTTTTGCGCCATATATTTAATGTGATCGTCACTGCCAGGTTTGTAATCGACAGTCATAAAATGTTTAAAATCTATTGGCTTAGCCATTAGTTTCTCCCCGGTTTATCCCATCCTTTTAATATAGTCGGGCTAAAGTTGGCAAATGAAAATTCCATTCTGTCAACAATTTTAACCGCATCACCACCAAGTTTATCAACAGCTACATAACCTTCTTGACCAGTTAGTCGATAACCTCGACGCGTCTTTAAGAAAGTTTTAGAACTGTTTAACTTATCTAGTATATTTATAAGTTTTAATTTCGCTAAAACTAATAATTTTTGCAAGTCAAAAATCTTTTTTAGATTTACTTTATTTTCTTTAGAAAAAAACTTAAGTAAATCATTCATTTTTCCTCGTTGCGTTGCTCTTCCTGCGTCTGTTTTTTTCTTGTCAATTTCTTTTTGAAATCTTTGACGAATGAAACGAATGAGCTTTTCAACATGAGCATTTGTGTCCATAATGATTTCGCCACGCCTAACATAGCTGTTATTAAACGTCTCAATTGTTTTGTTAAGGTCAGAATTTGCTTCAAGCTGTTTAAGAGTCGTTGAAGCAATTGAATTAAAGATTTTACCAGCTTCACTAAGATATCCATTAACTTCCTCCGTATCTTTGGCTGACATAGTAAATTTGGTGAGGTCTCTCAATAGTGCGTCTTGAGACCATACGTTTTTTGATTTTTTTAATGATGATGCATTGAAATTGTATTGGGCTTTCATTGTTTCAAATGTTTTTCCTACATATGAAGTATGCCATACGATTCCTATTTTACTTGCTTTGATCGTCTTGGCCATTTCCGTGCCTGCAGGAATTGCATATACAATTGTATTAGGGTGAAAGGTGACATAGCTTTTACCTTTGATTTTTTTCGTCTGCACATCTCCAGGCCCATATAAGAAGTCTCCTTGAATAACACCTTTAATACCTAAGTCTGGTAAATAACGTAAAGCTTGCTTTAATTTTGAATTAAGATCACCGCTAGTATCAGCATCAATATCAGCGTTAGTCTTATAGACGACTGGTGATTTATTAAAAATTCCTTTCTTAGCAACAAAAAATCTACCATCTCCTGGATCAATACCAGCGAAAACAGCTGGCGCACCATCCCATTTAACCGAGATAGAACCTTCATGCACACCTCCTAAAGTATCTCTTAAAGACCGTAAAGCTAAAATTGCTTCACGAGTACCATTAACTCCACCATAGATAACTTTATCCTCAATATGAGTCATATGTGTATTTTTTTGTTCAGTAATAAATTCTTTGAAGTTCATTATTTTATGCCTAACATATGATTAAATATCACTTCACAGTCTTTTTCATCGTCTAAAGAGTATGTTGACTTGCCTTTTAATTTTAATTTACCTTGAGCTCTTAGATTAACTGTAGATACATTTTCACCTTTTAATTCACCAGTTTTTAACATCGATGCGCCGCCTCTAACTAGTCTCATAGTAATTTCAATATCGCCTGCAAGTTGTGGTACTGGTAGTTTTAATGGATTTGATTTTAAATAAAACAATCCTAATTTACCTATTTGCATATAATAGCAACCTTTGCCAGCATACCAGTCATGAATAAATTTTGCATTAAATTTTACTGTAGTATTTGTAGGCTTTAACTTTCCAGCAGCAACAGCCTGTTCCCATGCCGGTTTTGTACATCTAAATGGAATTTTTTTAATTTCTTTGTGTAATTTTTTAGGCTCATAAGTTTTTAAATGTGTCATTAGAGCTTTATATTCACGAACTTTACCTTGCGCAGCTTTAATTAGCAGTTCTTGGGTATCAGCATCAATATTAGCTTTGCCTTTTTCTGCTAGAGTCCAATTGCTTCCGTCAAATTTTACAGATGACCCACCCATTTGAGCGTTCTTATCCATCTTAATTTCAAATGCAATTTCTTTACCTTTTAGATCCATATACATGTCGACTACATTACTAGCAAATCCGCCCGCAAGATCAGGTTTAAGTGTTAAGTCTGAGTTTTTCATTTTTTTAAGAGTCGCTTTAACTGCTTTGCGTACTTTTGCTTCATATTGTAAGCCTCCTACTGCCACAGTACCCTCCTCTAAAAATGATTTAAATTTTAGCATAACACTCTCCAATTAAGGTAATTATACACTATTTATAATTTTTTGTAAATAAAAAAAGCGCCATTGAGGCGCTTTCTTATCTATTTTTAATTTACTTAAAACTTCCCTAGCCATTTTGCAATTGGTCCAACAAATGGTAATAGTGCAGCTGCCATCAATAAGTTAGCTCCAGTATGTGCCATTGCTATTCGAAGAGTATCGCCTTTTGGCATACCATCTGAAACTAGAACACCTGCTAACCAAATAGTGCCAGTAGTACCTAAGTTTGCACCAAGAACTGCAGCAATAGCAGCTGGAAGAGGTAGGGCTCCAGCAGCAACTAAACCAATAATGGCAGTAGTTGATAAGCTAGATGATTGCCATAAAAGTGTCATAACAATTCCACCTACAAACATATAGATCGGATTACCGAGGAACCATGCAAGATGTTCCATGTTTCCCATAGATTTCATTCCACCTGAAAACATTTTTAATCCTACATAGAATACGACTAGACCTACTAAAGTAGTAATAATGGGATTTCCTAGATCCATTTTACTTACTTTCTTCCATAGCTTTTGCGCCTCTTTTGTCATTTGTCATAAATGCCCTTTTCTTCGCGGGCTTTACGCTCTCGCTCTAGAGTTTTTTGAATACCATAAGTTCGCCGCTTTGCTACTTCTTTTTTATCTAAATGTTCATAGCCACGAATGCCATTTTCTTTTGCCCAATCAGCAATCATATCAAGTTTATGAGCCTTCATTACAATTTCTCCTTCTAATAAGTGAACCTAGCCAAATGCTTCCGACACGCTGAACCCAATCATTATCAGGATTTAGATTCATCCAATGTTGAACAAGCACTGATCTCATATGATTTCGATCATCCATTGTTAATTGCTTTCAATTGATCTACCAATGACACAGAATCTTCAGGTGACTCTATGAGATGCTTTTGAGCTTCATACAGCCTCCACAAACGATGTCTAATAGATTTAGTTTTCTTTTGATTACCTTCCCATAAAGCAATCTCAGCATTAACGCGAGGTAGTCCCATTGCAATTGCTTTGGTATCCCTCATCACGCTTCTTTCATAACTCATACTGAACTTCCTTCTCCAATTGGTTCACTGGTATATGTATCCACATAATCACCATCGACATTATATCTACGGGTATTAGTAATCTTATATAACTGACTACTTACATATCTATAGGTAATCAAGGAGTGTTGATACACTCCTTGACTTGGTAGTTGATCTAGAGCAGATTTAAAAGGACCATCTGTCATTATGCAACTCTTACATTAATTCGTGCACCGCTGGTATAACCATTTTTGTGTGGTTTACCTTGGAACAAATACTGATTCCCATCAACATCTGAAAGAATAAGCGACTTTCCATTTACTTTAGTTACTTTTAAATTTTTGAATGTAACAGCACCTTTAGAATTAAGAACAATTTCCGGCTGTTCTTCAAGTTGGTTAAGTTTATTTGACGCAAATTGAATCATTGCTTCGAGTTGTTCACGTGTATAGCTTTTCATAATATATGCCCTCCTTAGGCGGTTTCTGCCATTTCAAGTGCCTTTTGCAAGGCGTTAGTTTTACGAGTTTGATTTCCACCGAACCATGATGAATACAAACGGTTGTCGGCATTACGACCTTGTACATGATCAGTAATGTATGTGACAGAATTAAATGCCTGCCACCAAGAGCCTTCTGCATATTTTGCACCAGGCTGTTGCTCTAAAACATCGTAAGCAAGTTTAGCATTACGAGACAAAGTATCTACTGAAAGATCTTTTCCTTGTACACGCTTATCTGCAGTACGAGGAAATACTTCGTTAAGATACTCGATGTAAGAATCGCTAGTGAATCGCTTTTTACCAAGAAATTCAGCATATTCTTTGTACGTATTAAGCTTTGATTTAGCGATGCCAAGAGTTTCTTTGACAGACTGTGGATCAAATTCAGTGCGATGACCGACTTTCACAGAGTTACTTGACTTGCTCTCAAGTGATAGTGACAAAGTATTGTTACATACTACACGAATTGGAGTAAAGCGAACATCGATCGCTTTGCCGTACTGATGTGGATTAGAGAAAAGAAGATACGAATCGACTTGATCTCCACCAAAGAGCTCGAATGACTCTTTGACTTTGGCAAGTGCCCATACCATCTGACCATCTTTAAGAGATCCAGCAGTATGCATTTCCATATCGCCTGCCATTACGTATTCATTAAAGAATTCGAATGCAGTTTCATTTTGTACAGGATTCCAATTCTCACCGACATTGGTGAGAATACGACCATCAGTTTCTCGTACAAGAGACTTTTGACCAGTAGATCGACGTTGTCCGTCAAATTCAATAAAGGACTCAAGCTCACGAACATTCCAATTCAGATCAGCTTTATCCATCATTTGTACTGGAGTCAAATCGTTTGAGACCGGTACACCGAGACCATGCCAGGGAACCTGTCCTGCATATGCCATTGTTTCAACCATATGTGCCATTATTTGTTACCTCTCAAGATAGTGAAAGAATCGATGATCATCATCATCGCTACGCCTAGGAAAAACCCAGTAAGTAAAATCAAGACTTCATTCATAATATAGCTCCTTAAGCTGCTTTTAAAAGGGAAGGTGAAACAGACCACATACCTGCGGCAGTTTTAACTTTGATAGTTTTACGATTGACTTTCGTAACGGTACCAGCCATTGCACCTGCTTTGCTACTGACCCATTTTACTTTTTGGCCAGTTGTAAAAGAGCGAGCAGTATTCGCTTCACTCATTTTCCGTGCTTCGTTAAACATACGAGCAACGGTATTAAAATCATCGCCTTCCATTTTATTTAGAATGGCATAGATCTTTGCGATATCATCTTTTTTCAACATGTTTAGCTCCTCAGCTTTTTTCATTTTATAGATATATTATACACTATTTTTAAGCAAATGTACACAGTTAATTTCACTTTAATTGCATTTTTTTTCTGTAATTTTTCACAGCACCGATTACCATCGATGGATATTCACCAAGAAATGTGCCAGCTTCGAGATCACCCTTTGTGATAAGATGCTTATGCATATGCTCGACACTATCATAGTTTTCAGAAAGCCATTTGCCTAGCTCGTCAAACTCTGCATCTGAGATAAGAGGACTATCCTCTTTATAATATGCATAAGCACACATCAGATATTTTGCGACTGGATTTTTCATTACCACACCAACATAATTGGAAGAGATGCGACTAACAACATACCAAAGGTACCTATAAGAAACTTAAACATAGTTACTCCAAAATTCGTTCCATGTATCAGTCACGATGTACTGATAAGTTGAATGGCCAACTTCTCTCATAAACTCAATCATGCCAGGAGTTTCAGCTAGCTTTAAATTAAAGTGGCTAAATGTTTCAGATTCAGAAACAATCGCTTCGATGTCAGCAAGATCATAAAAAGCCTCTTGTGCATCCATCAACATTGACTTAACTTTACCCATTCTTATCTCCTCTTTTCATTTTATAGATATATTATACACTATTCTGGCGTAAATGTACACTAAAAAATGCACTTAATTGAAATTTTTTTTTTGATAAATAATAGTTACCTACAACAATTAATAGGAGTTCTGCATGAACTTGCAAGAAAAAGTGGGACATAAAGTTTTAGTAAGAGGAGATGTTGTAAAATCTCCGTCTGGCTCAAACGACTGGGTTGTTATAGATAATAGTAGTGATGGCAAATTAATCTTAGCATGTATTAGCAAATACATGTCGAAGGAGCCAAGTGATGTATACGAATGGTATAAGATTAAGTAATTTTTGCTGCCACTGAATCAAAGTTTTCATCAAATATTGATATCTTGAATAAGATTCTGTCTTCAGATCCGTTTTGTACAGAATGCTCATGTTGAGTGTTGATAAGCGCTACATTGTAATAGTGATTAGATATCTTATTTTGTATTCGAAAAGATATAGGTGCTGGCTGATTTGAAAGTATTACGTTTATAGAACATTGAGTACCACGGTCTGTGTGAAAAGGTAAGAGCTCATTAGCTAACAATCTGTAAAATCTAGCATCAACTCGTCCTTCAATATTGTATTTGTGTTTTATATTCTTAGCCAGATTCTTACAGTATTCGGAAGACATATCCTCATGCCTAATTACTTTCCAATAAAGTGATGAGCCTCTGTCATCACCATAAAATTTTTCATTAGGTAAAAGATTTTCATATTCTAATAGTAACCTCTCTACATCAAATTCCAACTTTAAATTTTTAGCAAGCATCATAATAACTTTCAAATTCAGGAAAAATATCTATTAAGCATGTCCCTCTTCTCATGTCCAATTCCTTTAATCTTTGTATGCCAGATAAAAATAAGTTATGATCACCTTTAGTCTTTAATATTTTTATACACTCGTTTTTATATACGAAATCATTTTTTTCATATTTGTTAAGATATATAGAAGCTATGTCGGATGGTAGATTACTTGCTTTAAGATTTGAAGGATTAGTTAGAATGGATCCATCAAACGAAACCTCTGTATTGAAGTTATCTCTTATAAAATTGGATATATCTGTAATATAGCCTATATTTAGAAGTTGCAGCGTTACCCCAAAATTGAGTTTTACGTTATCTATTGATTGCATGTTTCTAATGTTATCAATTTTTTCTTTCCATATAGTTCCTGTTCTTATATACTCATCCTTTTCTTCTATGCCATCTACAGATGCAGTTAATAAAATCTCTTTGAAACTCTTAAAATAACTTAGCAGTTCATAATTTATTTCCATACAGTTTGTAGTTAAATTAAGAACAAGATCTTTGCTTAAATTACTGTCGACAATCCACTTTACAAATTTTAGTATGTCTGAGTTGATAAGAGGTTCTCCTCCTAATATTTCAAGTTTCTTTACAGCTGGAAGAATAATCTTAAATTCTTTAAAGAACTTTTCCTGATCCATATCCTTCCATGGATTCACAAGAACTTTTCTTTTAGCTCCATATTTAACTTCCTCAGCAGCTATTTTAGAAGATGCGCTAGCAAAACACATTCTACATTTTAGATTGCAGAGATTACCAAAAAATTTAATTTTCAAACTGTCTAAATCTGTTGGTATAAGATCTGATTTAGACTTGGCGTTGTTTATCACATCATCATCAATATTGTAGTTTTTCAAACCAGTTCTTCTTGATTTGCCAGATATGCTTTCTTGTTCTATACATTTGCTGCAAGTATCTTCTATAAGATCTGTATGTCCAAATATCATATCATGTCTTAATTGCTTCATATATTCAGAGTTAAAAAATTCTAACATAGAAGTGTTTTCAACTGTCATGTTATGTATTCCATTCCACTTAGCAATACAGCATGCTTGGTACACTCCTCCAGGTGTTGTAGAAAATTGAACAAAAGGTAAAGGACAATACATTATTTTGAGTCAGTTGTAAATAAAAGATGTAATCTGTGAGAATTATTTTTAGAAGCGTTTATAGCTGTGTGTTTCTTTCTACCATCAAAACCATATAATGATCCTATCTCTAGCATCTCATATAGATTATCATCTATAATAAAATAGCAACCTTTTTCTGTTATTAGCGGAATATGATATCTTAGACCCTGATCACTGTGTAGTCGATATGCTGACCGCGGTTGCATGTTCATAAATCTTACACGATATGTTTGACCCACTTTATGGTTGACTATATTTAATACTTCTTCAAGATATGTGTTATGAAAAAGAGGATTTAGCTCCTTATAGTCGTACATTGTCTTACCACTATTTTGTAAAGATCCAACCCCATCAAGAACATCTTTAGACGTCACACATAACTGATCTTTACTCGTGTCAAGTGTTTTCCATATGTCAATTAACTTTTGACTATCAAATTTAAGTTTTGTGTTGTAAACTGAATCCGCATTGGTATCGTTCTTTTGCATGAGTTAATAATGCTCCTGGAAATTGTTTTAACAAAAAATTATCATTATATAATGTCACACATTGATTAGTTTTGTGATCTGGAAAGATGTTTGTTGGTTCGTGATTATCGATAAGATAGCAATAATCCTCTATGAATTCAAATCCATTATAATATTGATAACACGTTCCATACTTTTCAATTCTTTTCTTATACAAAATGTCTCTGAGCCAGATTTGACTACGTGTTGTACTAACATATGTATGACAGCTATATCCTCCCGGAACAAGATAAGTTTCAAATTTGTTTAGAGCTTCATAAAATTCTTCAAAACTCATATGTGTGTAAACGGATTGCGAAAACACCACATCATATTTTTCTAAACTGGGGTACGGTAAATTTTTTTCTCCAGCTGGATTGTAGCAAGTGTTCCATCGATTCCAATGAATCCATGTCGCATCAGGAAATTCTCTTCTGCCCTCTTCAATAGAATCAAGTCCTACATCTAAACAGGTATAGTTGCTTGGATCGATCAATCCATCAGATGCTCTTAACAAATTACCGTCATTCCCACCCCAATCTAAAATTTTAGCGTTGGTCCAATCTACAAATGGGAATAGAGATGTTGCTCTTCTGAAAGTGTCTTTATGTGCTACTATAGCCATTATCTACTCCATAATGTTATACCGAGATTAACTCTTTCTCTAGTTTTGTGAAGATTAACAGGTGAGTGTAACACAGAAGTGTCTAAGAGATACATCTTTCCAAGTTCTAATTTATTTAGTTTATTATCCATTATCAAATACGAATGTTCGTTATCAATTATAGGAATCAGCAATCTGTTTTTTTGCTGATCTACATGAAAACTACGGGCTGATGGTCCACTCAAATCATCAACTGATTTAAGTGTTATGAATCTAGCCCTGCATGCAAAAAAATCTGAAAATATAGTATTAACTTGGTGTATAACTTCTTCAATATATGTTCCTGTAAAATGTGATAGAAGATGTGTGCAATCCTTATCCGATACTTTTCCAAAATTTTTAGTACCAAAATTAAGAGTGTTCTGATGTCCAGCACTACATTGTATAGGTGTTAAAAAACAGCCAGAAGTGTTTTCAACTGTTTTGTATAGTGATAACAACTTATCAACATTAAACTTTACGCCTGTGTCAGTAATGTAAGGTGATTTAATGCCATCCATTTTTATAATCTTCTTTATAAAATTCTTCAGCCATTCTTATTTGAGAATGGTGTAACCTTATCTTATTTTTTGTTTTTCTAATGTGCTGCACTCGAATATTTATATTTGTATAATCGGATATAAGTTCAGCTACTTTATTCATTTCAGTGACGTCAAATATATGATCATATGTGTCAGCTGAACCGGCAAAATATGTTTGAGTGTTAAAATGTTTGTCTTTATAGTTTCCTTGTAATATTTCTTCAATCGACAGATTTTCCTTTTTTCTAAATAATACAATGTCACTATATGCAGATATAAATCTATCAATAGGATTTCTTTTCACAGCAAACTTAACAGCTTTAGATCTTACTGGGTTATAATACTGAAACAACTTTGTTTTAAAATTAATGATATTGTAATCACTATCATAGTAATCGTTTAAATCAGGCACGTCTTTTATTGTCTGCAGCATCATATGTCTAACCGACGAACATCCATTTTTAGGTATAATGTAGTAATCTAGATCGTTACCTATCCAAAACGATTTTGTTTTATCGAAGTTCATACACAGATCCATCTTCTTTATACCATGTGTGTACATGTTTTTGAATTGTATTAACCAAGGCTTTATAGTCATTAGATGATAATAATCTCTTCTTTTCCTCTAATGGAGTTTGTTTAAATCTATAAGCTTCTGTATGAGAATCACATTTTATATATTCTAAAAAACAGCTGGATTGTTCTATTACTTGATTGTATGAAAAAAGCTGCACCGAATTCATAAGCTGCGTCATTACATTTACGTTATGAGATAATGAATACATTAACGAATCTATAATATCTAAGTCAATTGATTTATTATTAAAGAATTCGCTAAGAGCTTTGTTTCTTTTTTCTGCTCCACTTGAATAAACTGATGACATTTTCACGTCTGTTAAAGGATTGAACAAGTCGTAATAAACATTTATTAATAGACTTAGATAATGATCCACATAATCTGCTCTAGGAGTTATAGCAAAAGAATGGCTTTCCCTTAGCATTTGGTCTACAGGTTTGAAGATATAAGCTGCTTGTCTTACGTTCACGATGCTAACAAATTTTGTGAACGTTGTTATACTATGATCACTATATTGTTTTACATATTCTGCGTTTTCCTTAGGCCTTACAGGTTTAAAGGCTTCAGACTGAATATAACAATTGTGATTTTGTTTTATAAGACTTACTGTAAATGTAGATGCAGAACGAGGCAAACTAACACATAACATATTCATTGGCTGCATTTTTTAATTACTTCTAATCCTTTTTTTACAAAATTGTTATGACGTATTCCTGCAAAAGTGTAAATATGATCATAATAGAAATCATCAAATTTTGGCTTACCGAATTTGTTATACAGATCATAATAATCAATCTCTACATTATTTTTTGTAAGTCTTTGCCAAACACGTAAACAAAAAAATAATCCTAATGCTTGTCTATCGACATTCATTGCAAACGAATCCATGTCAATAAATGTAATATTATTTTCAAAGATAAAATAATTCTTTAACGCACAATCGTAGTGAATAGGGTATCCTTTGTCGCATGGCTCGATAAAATCATAGTAGATCTGAAGAATATGTTTCTCTTGAGCAAACTCAATATTTTTATTTTGATTCTTATCAGAACCTACAAACACCTTGGGATTTAATAAAGGCATTTCATAATCAATAATATTATTTGCTACTCGCTCATACTTAAAATCAATAATATCACTTTTGAATTTAGATCTATCTAGTTTAGCATAACAATCTTCTAGATAGTTTGCAAACTTTGCGTCCGTAAATTCAACCCTTTTCTTTACAGTATAGCCACAAAACTCTACTGTTCGTTTAGAAAAAAAGTCGCAAAACCAGTACTTATTCATAAGCAAATCTCAAAAGAGTTTTAGTGCCAGTAGATGCATCTCTTCGATGAGTATATCTAATGTTATTAAAAATGATTAAGTCATTTGGTTTATAGTCATGTTTATAGATATATTTTTCTTGGTAGCAATGTTCTTGTATTCTTTGTTCAAGATTTAAATTAATCATAGTATACGCTTCACTATAGTAAAAACAGTTTTGCCATATTAGTGGCCTTTCACATCTACCATATTTTTTTGCAAATCTCTTTTCTTTTTCATTTTTAAATTTATATACAAAGCCATTATCGATATATTTACTAGCTGAATGAAGCGCTGTTACGTTTTGGCATTCTCTAATTAAAGATTGTGGTGCTTCTTGATATGCTTTTTGCATATCACATATGTATAAGCTACCTGCGTTATTATCTGCCTCTACACAAAACAAACCAACAGTATGATGTACATCTATTGAATATCCTTTATCATGGTGCCATGGCATTGCTGGAGTCACCTCCAAGTCTGTTTCACTTGGAGTTCTACAAATTCTTACAATATGAGATCCTGGATCTTGTTGTACTAAATTACCGTAATCATAAATTTGATTTTGTTTGGCGTTTCTTTTAATTATCATGGACATGAGATCTCAACATAGCATTCATAGAATACAAAGGAGCACAATTCCTTTCATCGTATTCTTTAATATCTCTGTAATCTACTTCATCATATATCTCATTTAATTCTTCAATAGCTTGATCTAAATTTAAATATATCTCAGCAGCATGAGGTTTAATGTTATGAGGATATTGAGATGCAGCAATATTATCAGTGAAAATTCTCATTCTATTGTCAGTCCTTTTTCCAAATGAATCGTTAAACACATAAGATAAGTTATCTGATACTCTCTTAAACAATGGTGCTTTACCTTGTTCCATAACATTTTTGTATTTATCATACTGTTTACGATATGACATATTTGATGTATACATCCACTCTCTAGCTAACCTAGAATTATACATAATATCATGCCACCACGCCATCTGATGCATTTCCTCTAAATCCTTCATTGAGAAACTTTTGCATGATCTTACAAGATGTATTTGTGAATATTCAAATTCATCGAAGTTGTCTCCTATAAACTTGGTTTTTACTTCTTTCAAACCTTCAAGTGCTAATTTACCTGAAAAGTGTGGTTCATACATTTTTCTTGTCACTAGATAAAGGTCATCTGGTACATGAAGATGTACAAGTTCTATTTCGTGTTCTTCCATATATTGTTTACTGTAAATTTGAGTATTATGCAAGGTGTGGAGAGGATACATTTTTGAATGCCTCATCTTATACTCAAATTCTTTTTCTAGTGTATAAAACCAGTTGTCTACTTTTTCTCCTGGTAATCCAGTAATGAGCTCTGAAGATAATATAGACCCAGTTGAAGCGGCCATCTTTATAAGTTCTTCTGGCTTAATGTTGTGTCTACTAACTGCATTTAAGGTTTCGGGATGGTGAGACTGAATCCCTACTCTAAAACTCTTATACACATTATTTAATTTATTTGCGTTTGCATCATCATCAGAAAGTAATTTCACAACTTCAAAGGCATGTTTCTTAGGATTCTTAGCTAAACCGGCAAACGTAAATATCATGTTTGGATGCTTGTTTCTTTTTTCGTCAATAACTTTTTTCACTAGTTCTACATCTTCAGGTAACATGCCGGTGTTTGCATCTCCTAAAACAATCCATTTCATTTTTTTATCAGCAATGTATTCAATTGTTTTGAATACATCTTGTTGATCAAACTTCTGTACTTTGGCTCTGGTCATAGCTCCCCAGTCACAAAATGCACACTGGTAAGGACATCCTCTATTTGATTCGATAACACCAGCTAAATTGCCCTTTTCTTTTTCAATGATTTTTTCAAAGATGCCATCTGTGTAGGGAG